TTTGTAATCATGTTTCTCTTCATAAAGAGTTTGTAATTGTTTAACAATGTCATCGTATGACTTGCATAGTTTGAAAGAAGATACATCTAAAAAGTTTGTGCCCTCTTCTGTCTTAATAAATATAGGCCTAGGTGCATTAGATGCAAAGGTGGTCTTACCTATCCCATCAGTCCCTGCTACATTAATCTTTATTGCTGGCACTTTGATGCCTGTTTCAATGGTATCCAATAGACTCACCTTGGTCTCCTTATATAATGGTTTACGTTCAGATCTTCCTGAGAACCAACGTGTTCTTCCCATATGTCTACCAATGAACTTGGCATATACATGGCGTTTATTTTTTTCATCTTGCTGCAAAATTGCTCAAAGCTTTCGCAACCACCAATAACAAATTCTGAATCAGACTGAACGTCTATTAAGAAATCTCCTATCTTACTCATCGCTTACTCCTTTTAATGGATCAATGAATGTGACATAAGGCCTTTCATTAATCTTAGTTGTCAAACCTTTCTCTATATACTCCCAAGCTTTTGGATCTTCATCCTGAAGTTTCTTGGTTGCACGAGAATCCTCCACATACTGTTTAGTAAATGGAAAGTTTTGTAGTTCTTTTGATAAATCATTTAAGTAGTCTTGGTCCCATGACTTGGTAACCTTGTACTGCACTCTTAAATCTTTGGGTATCAAACCGTTAAGCTGCACCCTTTTGGATCCACCAGAGTTTGATAATAATTTAGTAACCTCAACAACTTCAGGACATTGAGCAATAGCTTCATCCAGTTGTTTTGATTCTTCTCTTAACTCAGCTTGCTTGGCAAGATTTACTTTCTTTGCTTTTAACAGGCCAACGAGTTCTTTAGTTTGATCTTTCATAAGTTTGTCTCCAATAACAAATACAAATACCATCATAATGATTATCAAAACTTTGTCAACAATCTTCTTTACTTTTTGTATCATGTCACTTATGATTGTCTTCGATGCGCTTCATTCGTCTTCCCCCCTAAGAGGTTGACGTCCTCCTTTTTTACAGAAGCGCATCACCTTATAAGGAGAGAGATGGAACTAAAAGATTACATAGAAAAACGTGGCGAAGAGAGTCTTGCAAAAGAACTCAAGGTTTCAGTGTCTACGATTAGATCGTGGAGATACAGCACAAGACAACCCTCTGTAAACCAGGCCAAGAAATTAATCAAGATGACCGGGCATGCTCTTGATTGGGAAAGTATTTATGGTGCAGTAGAAGAGAGTTAGTCTTGGAATTACATTTAAATAAAAAAGGAGAAGAGATTCTTGGCAACAAGAGAAAAGAAATGTTGGTTTCTTTTTATGAGAACAACTTTCATTTAATACCTTGTGGATCCAAGACAGATGTCATACCAGATTATTTCAAAACAAGACATCCGTATGAAGACGATGATGTGTTGGTTAAGCGCTGGGCTAAGACACCAAGAGTTAAGTGGGCAAACTATATTGAAAAGCAAGCACACTTAAAAGAAATCAAACAATGGTACTTACAATTTCCAAACTGTAATTGGGCAGCTGTCACAGGAATTAATTTTGTGGTGCTCGATGCAGACACGCAAGAGGCCTGTGACTTTTGTGAATCAGGACAGATCACAAGAACAACACTCAAACAAAAAACACCAAGAGGTGGCTATCATTATTTCTATGCCATCAATCCAGATCTAAAAATAAGAAACACCACAGGCAGACTTGATGTCAGAGGAGAGGGTGGCTATGTCATGGTCTCACCTTCGGACCACTACATGTTTGAAAGCGTGGACGGTGTTGAGCCAAGCGACATGGATGACTTGCCCATACTATCAAGTCAAGACATGAATGTGATCTATGACTTTAATAATGTAGGCAAATCAAACTCAGACTTAAAGACACCGCTATCAATGGATGGTGTTGGCAGTGGCATGAGAAACGATACGCTTGCAAGATTGGTGGGCAAGTGGATCCTCGAAGGTTGGGGTATGCGTGAAGTCATCATCAAAGCTTTGGATTGGAATCAAACTAACAACCCACCCATGAGCGTGCAAGAAGTATTGCAAACAGTAAACAGTATTTGCACCGGGCACTTGAAAAGAAACCCAGAGGATGTGGCTGGTATTACAGAGTGGAAGACAAGTCAGTGGCAGATACAACTGACAGACGAACTCAAAGAGATCATGGATCAAGAAGATCCTATCGAACAACAAAAGAAAGAAGAGAGACCTGAAAGAGATCCGCTTGGCCTCAAAACATTTGGCGATCCTTTTTGGGATGGCATGGATTCAGATCGCATCGAACAGTTTTGGGGTGATGCATTTGTCTTTGAACAATCAAGAGTCTTGCTCTTGGGTAAACCAAAGATTGGTAAGTCTCATTGGTTGGGTGCATTTGCTGCTGCGGCCACAACAGGCACAGAGTTTATGGGTAAACAATTCAATAGACCTTTAAAGGTTATGTGGTTACAGGCAGAGATCATTCATGAGTTCTTAAAGAAAAGAATCGACATGTACTATCAGCCTTTCATTCATGACAGAGAGATGTTAGATCTTGGTAAGTCAAACCTTATAGCCTCTGGAAGATTGAGAAAGAACATCATGAGAGACAAAGACATTGATGAGATAGCCACAAGTATTGACTATCACAAACCTGACATTGTCATGATCGATCCAGTCATTAACTTCTTTAGTGGAGAAGAGAACTCTAACTCAGAGATCCACGAGATGTTATCGCGTGTCGATAAGCTGATAGAACTCTTTGGTGTTGCTGTCATCATTGCTCATCACACTGGTAAAGAACGAGCAGATGATCTGTCATTCATGTCAGCGCGTGGTGGTAGTGCCTTCGCTGGTTGGATGGACTCTGGTATCAAGCTGTCTGGTAAGAAACCTAACATCGATATCTTTTATGAGGCAAGGAACGCAAGAGAACCTGATCAACACTTGGCCTACTTTGATTTTGATCGTGGCTTCTTTAGGGTGGTGGATGCATCAGACTCACCAGACGAAGTAGAGATAGCAAGAGTGGTAGCAGCTGGAATGGATAGGCGCAAGTTTTATACAAGGCAAGAACTAGAACTGCTAGCAAGACAAGCATTGAAGGAAAGCGACATGGCTTCAGGAGAGAGAGCCGCAAGGTATGCAGTGTCACATGTGCAGAAGTATCTAGCAGAGAGAGTCAAGACTCACAGTGTGCCAGGTAAGAACGCTTGGTATTACTTGGCAGATAATGAGATGAAGAAACCTTGGGAGGATGATGGATAACTTAGAGACAATAACAGATCCGATTGAAGAGGTCTTGGAGTTGATGGTCAAACATCAGCTTGCAGTGGTTGCTGATAAGAAGCTAGATCTAGCTCGCTTGATTGGAAGATTGCAAAGACAGCTTATAAAAACCCAAGAAACAAATAAAAATTATTATGAGCAAAGAGATTTTTTGCACAACGCACACGAAGATTTAATGGGACAAGTTGAGAGAATCTATGGAGTCTAATCCTTACAAGATACAAGGGCCAGCTTTGATTAGCTTTAGTGGTGGTCGAACTTCCGGGTTCATGCTATGGAATATTATTCAAGCGTATGGTGGCACATTGCCTGAAGATATATACGTTACCTTTGCTAACACAGGCAAGGAAGCCCCGGAGACATTGGACTTTGTACATGAGATAGGACAGAAGTGGGGCGTGAAGATACATTGGTTGGAGTTGTACTTTGGTGAAGAGCGTCCAGTCTATCGCACCAAAGAAGTTACCTACGAAACAGCAAGCAGAAATGGTGAGCCTTTTGAAGCTTTGATTGATAGAAGAAAATACTTACCCAATCCTGTGGCCAGGTTCTGCACCAGTGAACTTAAGGTCAAGGTTATGTCAAGGTTCATGCGCAAGTTGAAAGGACACAAGACTTGGTACAACGTGATAGGCCTTAGATACGATGAGCCTCGAAGAGTGTCAAGCGCCATGAGACAGAACAACCCATGGGAGAATGTCTTGCCTATGTATCACGCCAAGCATGATGTAAAAGATGTGACGGATTTCTGGGAGAAACAAAACTTTGATTTGAATCTAACAAACTTCAGTGGCAAAACATTGGCTGGTAACTGTGACTTATGTTTTCTCAAGGGCAAGGATACCAAGATCAAACTCTTAAAGGAAAGGCCAGAGATGGCAGACTGGTGGATAAAACAAGAGCAGAAGTTTGGCAAAGATGCTGGCGCTACCTTCAGGAAGGACAGCGACAACTACATCAAGCTTCTAGATATAAGCAAGCAACCTCACTATGAGGAGCAAGACATGTTCGATGAACAGATGACTTGTTTTTGTCATGATTAAGTTAGACAAAGCAGCACTCAAAGAATCAATGGCTGATACGTTTATGGGCACAGCAATCAATCTACCCTTGGTGTGGGTGGTGCTGACAATATGCTTGATGTTCACGCAGAATGCATTGATCATCTCAGTGGCACAAGCTGGGGTGTTAACAGTGGTAGCAATCATCAGAAGATATTGCACACGCATGTGGTTTAAAGGGAGGGAAATAAATGATTAAGATACTAGATATCTGTTCCGGGATAGGAGGATTCAGCTTAGGATTAGAATCAACAGGTGGCTTTGACACTGTTGCTTTCTGTGAGTTTGATGACTTCTGTCGTAAAGTATTAAATAAACATTGGCCAGATGTGCCAATCTATAAAGATCTAAAGGAGATAGGCAATGAACCAGAAAGAATTATTCAAGACTTCGACCTCATCTGCGGAGGCATCCCGTGCCAACCGTTCAGTGTTGCAGGCAAGAAAAAAGGCAAGGAAGATGACAGACACCTCTGGCCGTACATGTATGAAATTATTAAACACAAAAAACCCTCTTGGGTCATTGTCGAAAACGTTGGTGGCTTCGTCAATGTGGCACTCGATGATGTGTGTCTTGACTTGGAAGCCCAAGGTTACGCCACGCAATCGTTTATTATTCCAGCTTGCAGTGTCGAAGCGCCCCATCGAAGAGATCGAATCTGGATCCTCGGAAAGTTTATGGGCAACGCCTCAAGCGATGGACGGATTGAGAGTGAATCAAGTGAGAAAAAAGGAGGAGCTGTCAGACGAAGCGAAGAAGGGAGGGTGCTCGAATCTGAGGGAGCAAGTGATATGGAGAACCCCGGACGCGCATTGCGGCAGGGGAGGATCGAGCAAGGAGAGAATGCAGATGAAGTTGGACAAGGGAATGCCAATCAGCTTGAACGATCAGGTGGCACATCCAGATCTGATGTGGCCAACTCCAACGACAATGGACTCGAAGGAGGACTCATTGAAGCATGCAACGAAGATGCTACAGGGCAAGACACACAGGGCATCAGGTCAACCGATACAAAAGACATTAGCAGACAGGATCATGATGGAAGAGATTCTCAAGAATCCAGAGCTGATGGAACTCTATCAAGATCATCAGATGGTGGAGAGACCTCATCTTCCAGAGCAGCAGAAGTTTGTGAAGTATCTAAGGAGTCAGACAACAATCAAGGAACTAGTAGAGAAGACGGACATCAAGAAGACAACAATAGAACATTGGTTCAGGAAGGACAAAGCAGGGTTCAGTCATCCGTCAATCGAGGATTGGGAAACAATCAAGCCTCACTTGAAGGATCTCAAGTACGACAAGGAGATGACAACTCTTCAGTCAATAGAATGGCAGAATCAAAAGATGTTCCCAACGCCAGCGGCAAGGGACTACAAGGACACAGGGGAGAACACGGACTACGAGAAGCTAGCGAAGAAGAGCAAACTAGCAGGAGCAGTCAAGAGCAAGATGTATCCCACGCCAAGGAGCTCGATAGGGATGTCGATGTCAATGGACACAGTGGTCAAGGCGATGGACAACAACGACAGGGGCTACAAGGGGAACTTGGAGGAGCGAGTGGCAATCGAGCAGAAGATGTGGCCAACACCGAACGCCTCGGACAACAGGGACAGGGGGAACATGAGCGACCCAGCAATACAGAGAAGGCTAGCGAAGGGCAAGCAAGTGGGACTGACGATGGCAGTCAAGGACAAACCGGGCAAGGGCACACTGAACCCGGAGTGGGTGGAATGGCTGATGGGATATCCGCAAGGCTGGACGGACATCTCGGATTCGAGCGAGAGCCCAACATCCCAAGAGTAGCAACAGGCATCCCTGAACGCGTCAATCGACTCAAAGCATTGGGTAATTCTATTGTGCCTCAAGTCATATACAACATTGGCCTTGCTATCTTGGAAGAGGAGGAGAGAACAAATGTTGCTAAATAAATCATGGGATGCGTGTATATTCATATGTATGTATGAATGCATGATCGATGTGTGTAAACGGTTGTGCAATGGCAAAAGGGCAAATTGCACATACCCCTTGGGAGGGTGCATTCTTATGCGATTTAGGGGTCTGTGCGCTTGTGCAATTGCACATGCCTGCACATACGCACATGCGCCTCTGAAAGGTGCATGGTTACAAGGGTGTGCAGCTGTGCGCATGTGCATCTCTATAGAGAACTATAGATGGGTAGCTAGACGCACCCAATCTTTGATAGAGATAGGTTCTCTAGAGATACAAAGGATAAACAAATTTTAAACAAAGAGAAATGAAAGAGATAGAACAAACAATCATGCCAAAATGGATAAACAAGCAAATATATAAATACAATATAAAAATTGAAAATATAGATATGAATAGGGCAAAACAAATGAGATTAGATAAATTTGTAATCTTGTTTGCTGAAGAGTATAAAGATTTTAATAATGACTGAAAAAAAGAAATTAACGAAACGACAAGAGGCCTTCGTGGATCTCATGGTGTATCAGGATTATAAGCAAACGAAGTGTGCTCACTTGGCAGGGTATGAGAATCCAGGTGTGGCAGCAACGAGGTTGTTGAATCATAAAGAGTATACGCATGTGCAAGAAAAGATTAGATCTCTGAAAGCGATTCAGCGCAGGAAGAATGAGATTACTTTTGAGGGGATAGCAAGTAAGCTTGCAGACATTCGTGATGTGGCATTGGCGGATGGCTCATATGGTCCGGCAGTCACAGCAGAGATTGCCAGAGCGAAACTTGCTGGGCTCATGATTGATAAGAAGGAGTTGAAGATACATAAGATTGATAGCATGAGCCGAGATCAATTGGAGAATCGGCTCAAGGAACTCGTGCAAGAACATCAGATTGTCTTAGGCCAAGCTGAAGTGGTAGAAGAGGAGGATGTTATTCCAGATCAGAAAAGTCTAGAGAATCATCTTGGCCAGGAGATTGTTGAAGAGGCGCTGCTTGATGATGAGGAAGATCCTTTAGAGGCTTCATCTTCCCATCTTGAAGAAGACGATTTACTTGAAGAGTAGCTTCGTCTAGTTTCTTTTGGCAGTATTGTTGGATCTTTATGCCTTGCTCGAAGTCTGCGACTGCTGTCTCAAGATCTATCTCAGATGATTCAAGCTTGGCAATGATGCGTTGAAGTTCAGCTAGGCCTTTTTCAAAACTCATATCAGTCTTCTAACTCAGTGCCAGAACCACCGGGGAGTTGCTCGACATCGAACCAGCCACATGGATAGTTAATCATTTGCCTTGCCCCCGGTATTTTTTACGCGTCTTGCGTTTGTTGGTGCCAGCACCTCTGCTTAATCGAGAATCACCGATGGATGTTTTCTTTTTGATGCTTTGTATTTTTTCTTTAACCCAAGTCTTAGCCATTGAATCCTCTCCTTGCATCTGCTGTGATGCTTCGATCTACAATATCTTTAAAGATGCGTAGTTCTGATTTTAGTTTATTGTTTTCTTTAATCATGGCCGCTATGTCTACACCCTTGGACTCAACTTGGCCAGGGTTTATAACTTCAAAGAATATTTTTTTATCTCTAACTTTGCGTTCAAACTCTGCAACCAAGTCATCTTGATCTAACATGATTGCATCTTGCATAAAGAACATACCTTTGACTATGCACTTATTCACTTGGTTGAGTTCCACATAATAACCAGGCCAATCAACACAAAGACTGCACAAGCGAGTGCTGTGTATAAGATCGGCTCTGCTGGTGAGTTGGCTAACTCAATGAGACCTACCTCTGATAAATCCATCAGGCTATCCTCCATATGCGATACATAGTTCCAGTTTCTTTTTTGAATGTGAACTTACGATCTCTAAAGGTTGGCGTGTAAAAGTTTGGTCTGTATCTATAGACTTCCTTTTTGGTTAGATTGCCTATGCTATCGCCTACTTCTAATTGATCCAAGGCTTCACAAAAAGGTGAGTTGAATGTGCGAACAGGTACGTTCTTTTCTATTTTAAAATCCATGGTTTCTCCTAGTGTTTGTTTGGATTAATTTTGCTGCTGATGTCAACAACCTTGCCCTCTGGAACAAAGTCAATATCTAATTCAGTTGCGCTATCAGGTAAGACTGCATTGAGTGGGACAATATCTGCTATAACAATTTGATCATAGTAATACTGCGCCCTAAAATTATCTGCGTCTTCTTTTGTTGGGAAAGGACCGAAGCCAGTTGTTTGTGGAATGTTGGTGTATGGATCTCCATACTTGATAACCAACACCCATTCACACCCCGGCATTCTATCTTCTATTGGAGGCAACTCACTCATTGTCTTCTCCTTGTGCTAATTTTCTAATGATGGCCTCTGCTGTTGCAGTCTCGCCTCGCATCATCAAGTCAACAAGATCATCTTCTGAATGTGGACTTGGTATAGTCTCAGTTTTGCGATCTGACTTGAGATATTCAATGGTCTGGCTGTCATCGTTGTATATGGTTGTATGCTTTACATCTTCACCATTGTTGATTGTTTCTCCTAGACTAAACTTGATGCCCTTGCGCCAGTTGTCTAAGCGATTTCTTCTGCGTACTTGCTCTACTTTTTGCGTGTGTTGTGTCATGGTTTCTCCTATCTCTCGACAATTAATATACACCTAATTACTATTCTCTTCAAATTCTTTGGCCGCTAGTTCTTGTGCCTCTGCGTCCTCATATCCAAGGTCTATATACTTTTGATATAAAGACTCCAGAATTATTTGGTTTCTGTGATCACTCATTTGGGTTTATAAATAGCATAGCCTTGGCCATCCAGTGGCTCAGGATCTTCTGAGGTTTCTAATGGGTGTTTAAACTCATGATGCGATCCTAGTTCTTGTTTGATTATTTTTTTAATCTTCTCTATGTCTTCAACGATCATTCTGTTTTCAGCTTTGAGTTCTGCGATCTCTAGTATGTGGCTAGGGACAGCAGCTTTATCATTGCTGTTAACAATTTTTGGTTTAGCTAAAGGAGTAGATAAATTTGATACTGGCTCAGTAATTTCTTTAACCCAGATTCTAAATACAGGTTTTAAATCAGATAGCCTTTGATTTTTAACATCTTCTTGCACATACATTTTTCTGGTTGTGATTGTCCTTCCGATTCTTTTTCCAACCAATCTAATTACATTGGCCTCAGACTCACCCTCAACTATAAAACTATCTTCTTGTGGCGTCATAGATAGAAGCCTCTCTTCAATTGCTAAAGTTTTTCTAGTTCTAGAATTACCTGTGACTTCTGAAATAGATATGCCTTTTTCTATTGGTTTTAATTCAAATTCTTTGCTCATTATTGCGACCTCCACATTCTTTTGTAAAAGTCTTCTGCGATCTCAACCTCTCCGACATGGTATGCAAGAATGGAATCAATCATTCCTGATACGCATATGTTATTGTTTGCGATCTCAGACAACAAAGTTATTTCGCTGTTGCCATCAAATTTATCTAGCCAATCTTTGACTAAGTCATCATTAATTGTATTTTTATTTTGCGGCTCATTTACTTTTCCGCAATTAATACATTGAGGTATAACAACATTATTATCTTTATCCTGATATGTTATTGAATCTATCTCTCCGCATTCTATACATTTATACATTTGCTTTTTAATATTCATATTGTTTTTCTCCTAGTGTTGTTTATATGAAATGTTTTTTATGCTGGGATTCCAGCATGCTCTACAGTCTAGGCAAGCGCCATCTTGTTTCGGTGCGACACACTCAAAACCGATTGGCTTGCTACTAGAATGAACTGTTGATGTATGGCTTGCATTTTTGGGTGGCTTGCCATCGATGTTAGTTGCGCTAATGCGTATGATTAAATTTTTTGGAATGGTGTTGCCCTGATTCACAAAGTCATTAACAATCTTGTGTTCCCTTGTTGGTATCCAATGAGTTATTGATGGTGTTTTGCGTGCAACATCACAAATATTTTTTAAGTGCTGGCCGCTTTGGATATCTCCAGCATCGTGCCATCTAAAGTAAGGATTGTTTTCTCTCTCAATCATGGACACCATAGCATCAACCCA